GCGGAGCGGCTCAAGGGAGTGATTAGGAGGGTGGAGGAGATTATCCCCCTAGCCCCCGAAGGGGGAACAAATGACAAGTGACTAATGGATAATGATAAATGACAAATACGATGAACAAATTATTTCAGCGATTGCTGAAAGCGAAGAACAAAATAGCTACATGGGTAGCACCTATAGTGCTGCTCTATTACTTTGATGATAAGATACAGCTAAGGGATAGGATTTATTACTTTTTCGTTGCTTTCTTTAAGAGTATTCCATTGTTGATGCTTTACTCTTATTTCTCTGTTTGGAGAGAGAAAAATGAGCTTTTCTTTGTGGGGATTAGCTTTATTCTCTTTCTTAATATGGTAGTAGGGGCTATATACCATGCAAAGGCAGGGACTTTTGACATTAAACACTTCCTTACAGGCAATGCAACAATAATGCTTGTGATAACAGTGGTGTATATATCCCTTTCAGTTCTGAGCATTCCTATAAATGAGACGGAGACGGGTAAAATATTTCAAAGTGTGGTGCAGTTTATGACACTGATGTACCCCGTGAGTAAGATTGTAAAAAATGTGTTTGTCCTCACTGGAGGAAAATACCCTCCCCAATTCATCATGAAGGCCCTATATAACTATGAAAGAGAGGGTAAATTGAAAGATTTCTTTGATGAAATAAGCAAGGGGACTAAGGACTTAACAACAGATAACCATGAAAGAGAAACTACAACAGATAGCGAGGAGCAATAATTGGGCTTTTGATTATGGCCGTGATGACTTCAGCAACTTGGAACGGGTGGAGGATAAGGATTTTTACCTTTTCCTTGACCCATTGGAGGAGTTAGTATCTTTTGAAGATAGTCAGGAGGTAGGGCGTACCTATAATGGGCGGTTGTTGCTGCTTATGGTATCTGACTTTGATAGAGTGTATGATGATCAAGAGGGTAACAATGCCAGTGAGGGGAAGTATGAGCGGTATATCAAGCGTTGTAAGGAGGAGGTAATGAAGATAGCTAACGCTTTCTGCTGGGAATATGATATATTGCAATGGCGGATGTTAGAGGTGATTAACCTCTATGACACGAACTTTGACGGTGTGCTGGTAAATTTCCAATTTAAAAGTGGTAGGTAATGAATGTAAAAGATATTCTTGATGAGGAGTTAGGTAAGATAGTAATGGAGCTGGTGGCTAAGTATGACAACTTAGGCATGCGTGCCAGCGGTCAATGGGCTGAGGGCTTGAATGTGGTGATAGAGAGAGAAGGTAGCAAGCTGGTAGGTAGGATTGAGGGAGTGGATTACACCTACTACGTACAGCATGGGAGAGCGTTGGGAAAGATGCCACCAGTAAAAGCCATAGAGGAATGGATACAAGCAAAAGGCATACGTCCTTTGGAAAAGAAGATAAGTGTATCATCATTGGCTTATGCGATTGCTCATAAGATAGGGCAGGAAGGCACGAGAAGGTTTAAGGCAGGAGGCAAACCTGAGTTTATAGATGCAGTTATCACAGCGGAGCGGATACAGGATATTATAGACAAGGTAGGAGCGTGGTACACTGTGCAATTTAGTAGTGATATAATCAAGGTCATAGAGGAGATGGCCGCTTAATAAGTACAACTATGGAGATAACACACGAAGGATTTACAATAACATACGATTATTATACGAGCATACATTACCCTCACACCCTTTCTTTTAAAAAAAGAGGTACTACGGAGGATGCTGAGATAATTACAATAAAAGTTGAAAATTATGACCCAGTGAAGTATGTCGTTAAGGATAAGGTTACAGATGTAGATTTGCGATTACTGCTTCAACGGGTGATGCTTGAGCACTATGAGAGGAGCACGAGTAGTGGTATGCCTTCATTGGGAGTTACTCCCTCTATTGAGGCTGATATAGAGATTGAAATCTATTGTATGGTAAGGAATAGAGGGAGTAGGAGGAAGGAGAAAAAGAAATTGAGCAGCATTCGCTTTGGTATATCTCTTATAGATAGTAGTGTTAAGCATTCTCTGATAGAACGAAATAAGAGATTAGCTCCGAAGGGAGCGGGAAAGCCTTACTTTGTGGGTTACCCTCAGATAGACACTTATACCTCAGAAGTAGAGGGTAGACATAGTAATGAGAAGATAGGGAGCGCCTTCAATGTTATTCGAACTAAATCAAGCATTACAGAGGGAGAGGTAACGTATTACCCAAGAGGAGAGGTAACAAGAGAGATAGATGAGTGTGGGGTATTCCTAAGGTGGAGGACAAGTTATGGCTCATGGGGTTATTGGCTATTCTCAAGTGATTACGAACATGAGATAAAGACAAAGAGCAGGGGTAGTTGGGACTATCACAAGCATGGGAATATTACTCGTAAGCACTTAGGACTTAGTGGAGAGCAGACATGGAAGCTAAGTAGTCTTATACCTGTGCAAGCTGATGAGATAGAAGAAGTGAAGGACTTATATACCTCCAATGAAGTATATCTGTACAAAGGAGATAAGGTAGAGCGTTTTTTTGAAAATGAATTTTTCACGAATTGGGAGCGAGTGGAGGTAATTGGAGGTAATATGAAGTTCAACGAGCCAAGCGAGACGTACGATATAAGTGTTACGATAGAGTTTATAAAGATGATTACAAGGCAAATGGTCAATAATTAGATTAATATAAAAAACATGAAAAGAATAGTGTATTTTCTCCTATTATTGCTGCTAATGGGTTGTGGTAGTAGGAAAGTGAAGAAAGAAGAGACAAAAACAAATAGCAAAGAGCGTGTTTCAGTTAAAAAAGATAGTGTTTCCGCTGCTGAAAGGAGTGAAAAGACAACCATTTTTGATGTATCCACTGTTGAGCATATTGAATTTGTTCTTGAGAGTGATAAAGATAGTATGGGAAACGCAAAAGAGCTGTATTTTAATCGTATCAGAGACGGAACAAACGAGACTATCACAGTACGAGGAGGCAAAGTAAGTATAAAGGCAAATAGTGCTGGTCAAAAGTCCCTCGTACAAGAAACAACTATACTAAAAAATGATATAAAAACAAGCGTGCAGCGTGATGAAAAGGCAGAAAAGGAGATGAAAGCAGTGAGAATGGATAAGCAAGTGACAAGGAAAGATTATATTTGGATTGTTTTCATAATTATTTTTTTGCTCTTTATTGTAGTTTTTAGAAGAAAAGCCCCATAGAGGGGCTTTTTTATTAATAGAACCGGTAAAATGTTTCATTATTGTACTCTAATTCCTTATTATCATTCTTTATAATGGCAGTCTCATAGGTGGCTTTATCCTCATCTTCAATATAATATTTATTAGACTCTATATCTATATGACGGATAATATAATCATCCTTTTTATCAGCAGGCACTTCCTTTAATGGTACTACTTTCAGTAGTACTCGTGGGTATTCAAATCCTTGAAAGTATATCTCATATAGTTTTCCATCCTTCTCATAAGGATAGCAACCGAACCACCCAGAGCAATGAATTAGATCGTTCCCTGATGTCATTTGGAAGTGAATTCTAAACTTTCCATTTTTGTCTGTCCATTGTGTCTCCGCTCCCTTGAATGATTTGAACGTATTTAGAGGGATTTTAAGACGATCTTCAAGGGTGTAAGGCTTCATATTTGCTTTAACCCCTAATCGGTAAGGGAGTTGTCCCTCACTCATTTGTATTTCTTTCTTGTAAGGATCTATCTTTGCTGGGTTATTTTTGTCATATTCAGAGTAGTCTTGTTTTCCATTAATTATACTTCGTGCAATATATAGGTTAGGATATTCATATCTGTACGGTAGTTTTTCAGATAGACGATCATCTATATTACTAGTTAATTGATCTTTTTCGAATACTAAAGTATATATACTTATATTCTCATTAGGGTCTTTATAGTAATACGTCCAAGTGGTGCCAGCAATGCTATTTTTAAGTTGTGCTACTTGTGGATCATCTTCCTTTGTTTCCTTGGTACAAGCGAGACAAAGGAGAGCAAATAATACGATTAGTTTTTTCATTTTTAAAAATTATTACTTTAAACAACTACAATTACTTCTATCCACATAGGTTTTTTCACCATCATCTTGGTAGTAGTAGCAACCACCACGTGGTCCTGTGTAGAGTGTTTTTCCATTGTATTGACCACACACTCTTTCTCCTTTTTCAAGAGTTCTTTCCTTTTTATTAGACCCTCCTTTTTTGGTAGTACCTTCGTCTTTGGAGCATGCAAGACATAAACATAGGAGCAGGGGAATGAATATTTTTTTCATGGTATAATATGATTAAAATCTGATTTTTGAATTAACTATTTTCTCTACTGTAAAAAGCTGTATTACCTCGTCAAAATCCACGATTTGGTCAGGGTATAGAGGATTGAATGAATGACAGGTAATTTGCTGTTTTTTATGGTCTATTTTGGTTATTTGTTTCACAATATGACCGCTGCGAGTGGTAAGCACAAAGAGTTTGCTACGGATAGGCAGGGTGTCTATTCCATCTGTCCAAAGGCGGATAAGGATCTCATCATCATCAGATAAGGAGCGCTTAGAGCCATCGTCCATACTATCCCCATTGACACGTACTACGAGATAATTCCCTTCGTTGTACTCACGAGGGATAAGTCGCTTGTGTGTCTCAGGCAGGCTTTCCACGAAGGCCTCAGAGAAATCACCTCCGAGCATACCTGCGGAGACAGCAAGGTCTGCGTACTCAACAATCATATAATTTTGCTCAGCTACGGGGGATACTTCCTCTGTGCCATTTTTTGATTTGAGCTTACCAATGGAATGACTTAAATCCTTTCCATTGATAAGGGTATTATCAGATAGGAACATAGTACCTTTGTTGTTAGTAATCCATTCCTTGTTGATGTCAGGAAAGGTGGAGGCTATCTCCTGAATGAGTTCATGTGTTACTATGGTCTCTCCTTGTGATAGTAGCGCTTCATATTGCTTGAATTCCTGCTGCTGGTCTTTGGTAATTCTATTTCTTAGTGATATAAAGAGCTTTCTTAGCTTTTTGAGTATGTTTTTTTGTTGGGAAGGGGTTAAAGGGGAGGCTTTTAGCATAGAGCCTTCGCCTCTAAGTAACCACTCATAGCTAACATAAGGATATTTACTTACAATATTGTTTGCCAAATCTGCACTTATATCATTTCGTCCATTCTTCACATGGTATATTTTCACATTGTCTTTCAATCCTATTTCAACAGCAAATTTATTGTAAGATAGTTTCAAATAAGTTATCAACTCTTCTAATCGCTTAGCGCTTTCAGTGCTAACATTTGTTTGTGTGTCTAAATTATTTTTCATACCTTTGTTGCGTTTTTAAATTATATAGTTATGTTGTATTTTATAAGTATTCTTCTGCTGTTAATCATAGTATTAATGGTATATGTATCCCTTGAGATGAGGGACAGTATTAATCAGGTAAATACATTGATTAAGAAACAATCCTTTGAATTGTGTCTTTTGAAAAACAAAATTAAGGAAACTCCAACGCCAAAGGCACAGAATATCACAATTACCCAGTATTCTCCTTCTAACTTGGAGGATATAGAGGCGTATGTAGATTCACTGGAGCAAGTCTTGTGTTTTTATATCTATTTTATAGATGAAAAACAACAAGGAGTACATTGTACAGATTTTATCAAAGAACATAAGGGTATTGCATTGTCTAAGGAAAAAAACGAGGTGCTCAAAAATCTAAAACGAATTATAAAAACACTTGTTTAGAAAAGTGATTTAATTAAATCGAATATTTTTATTGTTGTATCAAAAGGGACATTACATTCTGTTAGTGTTCCTTTAATTTTTTGTAGCATATTTTCACGTTCTTTCCAGTGGCGTTCAAATCCTCCTTGCTCTAATATGTTATCCCAGTCATTTGCATCGTATTCTAACACATAGCCTGCTACATCATCATAACCATAGGACTTAAATTTGTAATTGTATTTTTTATTTTCACAAAGATACTCAAAGATAGCTTCTACTTTCAATATCTCCCAATTTTTTAGATACTCCTTCTGTAGTTGAACGGCATTGATTTTCTTATTTGCTTCTTTTAAAGCCTTTAATACTTCATCAATATCTTTGCCTTTAAAATATTCTTTCATAGTTATAAGTGTTTAAAAACCAACTACTTGCAAACTTTAACACTAACATTAACAAACATTTATATAGTCATGTTAGTTTATGTTAGTAATTGTTTGTAATTTTGCAGTGTCAAAACAGAGATATAAAATACATTTGTTTTTTATAGGTGCAAATATAAGGATAAAAATTAAAACAGCAATGAAAAAAGTGAGTAAAGTTAAAAAGACAGCAAAAGACTATAGGAATAATATTACTGGGGATCTGTCAGAGAAAGCCTCTAATGCTATAAGAAAGACTAATCAGCTTAGTTTGCGATTGGCGTTGTTTTTTGATGTGAAACAGGCGGCGGTGTTGGATCTGGCTAAGAGGAGAAGCAACAAGCTACTCAATATAACACTTGTTCCGATATATAAAGAATTTGGAATTAACCAAAATGACTTAACAGACAAACTATGACACGAGTAGAATATGCGATAAGCACTTATAAGAACCTAACCCTTGAGGAGGTTGAGGATTTTAATAAGGCTATGGGGTTGCTACCTGACAGCATAGACCAGTATGCAGAGGCTATAAGGAGAGTGCAAAGAGAGCGCCCAAAAGACAGCTTAATGAGTATAAAGGAAGTGGCAGACTTCCTCAATATAGAAAAGCAGACAGTTACCCGTTTGGAGCGTGAAGGGTGCTTTTACAGAGTAAATGACAAAGGACATCCTAAGTACTCCTTTAATGAGATAAAGGAATTTGCTCAGGGGTATGAGAAAAACAGAAGTAGAAAATAAAAAAGCCCCACGAGGGGGCGATAAATATAACATTAAAACATGGCAAAATTACTTCAAAAAATTTTCTCTTGCAAGCAAAAGACAAAAAAAGTGCAAGACCAGCAACTACAAGTGATTGACGGCTATTTGTGCTACAACAAGTGCCGTTACAACGAGCTAAACTACGAGCAGAAAGAGCAATATAACGACTGCTTTATCTCCCAAGCCGATAAGTTGGCTTTTGAGAAACTACTTAAAGAAACACAACTTAGATACGTATTGAGATGAGAACAATAAGCCCATTTGAATTTGCACGGCTAATCAATGAAGAGCGTGCAACCCCTGCCTACCAAGGTAATGATTACTTGAATGTTCATGAAGATAGATACAGCACTATTGAGCATGAGTATATGACAGAAGTAGAATACCCCGATGATTGGTATTGTCAGGTAATATATGATGTGTCATTCGATTACAAAGGTAGTGATTACGATAGTGACCACGAGGTAACAATAACCAAGGTTAAAGTGAATGGCAAAGAGGTCAAATTAACCCAAGAGCAAGAAGAAGAACTAACAAAAGCACTCACAGAGCGAGCAAATACAGAGTACGAGTTCTACGATACTGAGGGCTTATATCCTGATTTAGCAACATCTTATACATGGTAAATATGAAAGTAGGTGATAAAGTAATGGTTAATCCTTTTACAACAACAGACCCCGCAAATCAAAAAGGCAAAGAAGGGGTAATTGTAGAGATAGTCAATAATGAAGGGCTTGAGATAGTCAAAGTAAGGTTCAATAAGGGGTGTTATGGACTATATGACAGTGATACACTTAAAAAAATAAACTATGAAAAAGTTAGCAATAAAGAGATATTACAAGGATAAACATGATGACTTATATAAGGTAATCAGCTACGATGAAGATAAGTGTGATTATAGAATGATGAAGTTAGATACTTTCTTCTATAATATAGAAACCTTAGTAGTTATACACACTGACAAAGTAGCAGATTACGAGTTTAAGGAAATTCCTCAAAAAGAATTTATGAAAATGTACATGAATATCTTAAATGAGTCTCAGAGGCTCCTTAGTAGAAAGAAAATATATTAACAAATAAAATTATATCAAAATGAATGAGAATTTAATCACAGTACAACAATTGCCCGTGATTGTCTATGAACGATTAGAGAGCGTAGGGCAAGAAATTGACAAGCGTATCGCAGAGCTTGACTTGGATAAGCAACTCGTAACAGAGGACACAAAGAAAGCAGTTAAGGACACAAGGGCAATGCTCAATAAAGAGTTGAAAGACTTTGAAGAGCAGCGCAAACGTATCAAAGAGCAAGTAGTAGCACCTTATGAAGCTTTTGAGAAGGCATATAAAACCTTTATCAAAGAAAAGTACGAGAAAGCCGATTGCATTCTTAAGGTGAAAATTGATGAGTTTGACAATCGCTTAAAAGCAGACAAAGAAGCACGTATCAGGGCTTATTTTACAGAACTCTGCCAAGCTAACAATATTGACTTCCTCCCTTTTGAAAGGCTTGGGTTAAAGATAGGTTTGAGTGACAGTGACAAGAGCTTGAAAGACATTGTAAATACCAATATTGACAACGTGGTTAAGAGCCTTAAATTTATTGAGAGCCTAACAGACCCCGACGAATATAAAGCGGAGATTCTCGCTGATTACAAGCAAACCCTTGATGTAATGATTGCGATAAACAATGCAAAGTATCGCAAACAGCAACGAGAAGCTGAACTACAACGCCTTGAAGCACAAAAAGCAGCAGCAGAGCAAGCAAGGTTAGCAGCTGAAGCAAGGGCAAAAGAAGTGGCACCGCTACAAGCACCTGAAGAAGTACCACCTCCAGCAATTCAAGAAGCACCTGCACCACCTCAAGAAGTCCCCGCTCCAGAGCCTCAAGAAGAAATACTACACTTTACACTTGAGGTAATAGGTACAAGGGCACAACTTAGAGCATTACGCCAATTCTTAGAAACGAATAACATTAAATACAATTCAAAATGAGTACAACAATCACCACCACAGAAAAGAAACTAACATTAGGAAACTTCCTTAATCAAGCCAATACAGCCGATTTCCTAACAAAGACATTAGGGTCAAGAAAATCAGAATTTGTATCTAACCTCTTAGCCCTTTCAGATAGCAATAAAGAGCTGCTACAATGCGATAATACAGAGCTTATGAAGTGTGCCTTGAATGCCACAGCCCTTAACCTACCACTTAACAAGAACTTAGGGTATGCGTATGTTATAGCCTACAAGGATTGGAAGACCCAAGAAGTACACCCACAATTTCAAATGGGATATAAGGGTTTTATTCAGTTGGCTATCCGAAGCGGTCAATACAGAACCATTAACACCTGCGAGGTAAGAGAAGATGAGATTAAGCGCAACAAATTCACTGGACACACTGAATTTCTTGGAGAAAATCCAGAAGGCAAAGTCATAGGTTATTTGGCTTATATCGAGCTACAAAATGGCTTTCAACAGTCCTTATATATGAGCCTTGAGCAGGTGCAGGCACACGTAAGTAAGTACTCACAAAGTGGGATAGATAAAAAGACTGGAGAGTTCAAAGGGGTATGGAGAAGTGAGTTTGATGCCATGGCAAAGAAGACAGTCCTCAAGCTCCTGCTTAATCGCTACGGGGTGTTATCCGTAGAAATGCAGAATGCCATAGAGAAAGACCAAGCAGATAGCGAGGGGCGTTATATAGACAATCCACAAGGAGGTAGGTATGTACAAGATGCTGTTATCATTGAGCAAAGTGAACCTACCGAGATTGTTGCTCAAGAAGAGCCAACAGCTCCAGCTCCTGCTCCTTCGGAAAGTTCTAAACAAGTAGATTTTAAGAATTTATAAAAATAAACACCATGAAACATACAATCAAATTCAGACACACGATAATAGCTGACTATAGCATAGAGATTGAAGCAGAAACAGAACAAGAAGCTATTAAAATCTTTGAAAAGTATGACAACCCTTTCGAAGAAATGGAAAAACAGCAAGCCAATATGTCTCCTTACTATGAAGATTCATATTGTGAGGTTATTATAAACAATGGTATTGAAGATGTTGATTTTGAAGAATGATACAAACAAAAGTCATTAGTTCAGGTAGCGAGGGTAACGCCGTGATATACAACAATGCAATAATGGTAGATTGCGGCGTTTCTCTCAAAGCCTTACAAGAAGTTAAACGTTCTTTAAAAATAGTGCTCCTAACTCACAAGCACAGCGATCACCTGAAAATACGCACTTTGCAGAGGTTACAAGCTGAAAGACCAACATTGCGAGTGGCTTGCGGTGATTTTCTCTTAGAAGAATTACCATGTATCAAGAATATAGATGTATTGCAAGTGGGTAAGATATACGATTATGGGGC